ACCCAGCTGCGCCATTCACAGTATAGATATTACGCCACATCATTACTGCTAGTCTACTGTTATCCCAGGAAAATTCACATTCATATGGAATCGTTCCAACTCCTGCTGCCGAAGTTGAACCATGCAGAGTCCACGGCCCAATAGTAAATCCTGTCAATGTTCCAGCACCATTAGTTCCTACACCAATCGACATGCGAATCTCAGGAAAATTTGCTCCTCCATTGCTCCCATATTCAATCTTAATAAAATAAGCTGTAGAACCTGTCTGGAGTGGGTCCGAAGCTGGTCTACGGATCTCAGAGACATATGAACCATTAGCAGGAACCGCTGGATTTGTTGTCCAGTCTACCTGTCCGGTATCAGTCGTCTTCGTCCAGCCCGCAGCGGTCAGCTGGAGAGAGATTCCCTCTCCCCAGAGTCGAAAGTTTGCAGCCGATCCACTATCAAAAGGTAAATAGAGTTGAGCAACACTCATAATAATTCCACACTAAAATTGATCTGACTAGGCCCACTACACGCTTCAATATGAACACCTACTAGATCTCCGGTGGTAACAGCAAGAGTAGTAAAATCAGTTAATGTCGTACTATGGATAGCAGTTCCAGTTGATATCGACAGTCCAGAGGTATTGATAGAATTCGTCGCTGTAGGAACTGCACTACCTCTAGCTACCTTCCATACCTTAACGGTGCAGGTTCCAGTGTTGACGACAAGGTTCCATGCAGAGATAGTTCCTCCCATAATTACCGTAGCATAAGCAGTTAATCCAGCTACCAACGGAACTCCTCCGCCGCTGAACACAGCGCCGAAGCTGTGTATCGTAGCTGGCCCAGGCGATCCAGTATCACCCTTCTGACCCGCTGCTCCGTTGATTACTATATAATAATTGCTCTGTGGCGCTGCAAACTGGATCACCACGTCGAATGTTGTGGGATTAACTGTCCATCCAGTCTGAATAGCATTACGTGGAGAGCTATTATCATAGACCATTACCAGCAATGCTGCTGTGGTGTAACCGTGAGTTGTTCCTAAAATCGTCCTAGTTGTATCTGGGCCGGGGATCAATGCAGATATGTAAGCATTTGTAGAATCGCCTTTATCTCCCTTATCTCCCTTATCCCCTTTATCTCCACCCTTAGCGATTAGATCCCACTCCATCGGCGTGTCCAACGCCGGACCAATCAGAGTACCTGGAGTAATTCCTACGTTATCGTCAATAGTGGATGCCCAGGCATCGCCGTTGAATTCCACGACGTCCCCAGTATGATAAACTGTAGCAGAATCCCAAGGACCACCTGTAGTCCCTAAGCCTGGAGCAGTGGTCATCCAGCTGCTTCGACCTTTCCACCATACAGTTAAACTGAGAACTCCATCTAGATCTTTACTACCATCAGATGCTGTAATTTCTCCCCAAAGCACAGATAAATCTGGAAACGTAACATAAATAATGTCTGGAACTTTGAAGATTTTAGGTGTGTTTACTGGCTGATCTGCAGGCATGACAAACGTGCCTACAATATGATCTGTGCCCTGATAAGTAAGATGAACCACTACGGTACAGTCAGCGGTGATAGTCTTTCTTAGAGTCAATGCAACCCTGAAAGCTGTAGAGGATTCACCCTCCTTAGCTCCAAAGACTGTTACGTGATCTGTATTATCAGCTTTAGGTGTGAGATTCTTGAATAACATGGTCCTGTGGAAAGGACCAGGGGGAGCTCCAGCTGAATCTGCCGGAGCTGGGGCAGGAGCAGGAGGAGTATTAACAGCAGTTTCAATGACAGAGGAATATTTACTGATTCTCTTAAGTGCCTCGTAAAGCATCGGATCTGTCTGCTTGATGTGCTGGATCAGATGCTCGAAGGGCTCGAGTTTTACACTTTTCCCTGCTACTGGTATCTTGCCCATTCATTTGTCTTTATTACTTGATCTAAACGGTAGGCCGAGAATTCCACAGTTGCTGTCCCCACACATCTATTCTATCCAAGACAAAAAAGTCTCCTTTAGTCGGAACTTTACCATTCGCAGAGTAAATTCCCACTTTAATGCCAATCTTCTCATTGACATAGTTGATTCCTCTCTGAAGATCCACTCTAGGAACAACGGATAGTATCAATTCAGGAGGATAGATTATACCAGCGCCGTCCACATCAGTTAGAGTAATCATGAACTTGGCATTTGCCTTGCCCTTGGCGCGAAAATTGAGCTGCTTGAATACGTTGACCCCACCTGTATCCGGCCCTCCTCCTGGGGCACCAATAAACAGTAATCCAGGAGCATAATAAGACTCAATAGTCACGTTATCGTCATCTTTGGCAGTAGGATCAAGACGCCATATCTTGGGAGTATCTATAGTTGCTACCCTAAGAGCATAAGTTGAATCCGTGCTAAAGAATCCCATCCCAATACAGGTCGGCGCCTTGTGAAACTGCCACATAGCCCATTTGACAGTATCCGCATTTCTACCATCCGTGTAATCTACCACGAACAGTGTATCAGGCTCCGTTGCTGTATCCAGAGGTGCAGAGATGTAAATGACATGATTCCATACGTCATGAGTTATCGTAACACGATGAAAAGCTGCAAAGTTGATCCGCTGCCAGAGACCTACGATATTGGCTGATAGCTCCGGACGCCTTACTACACCATCAAATAGGAACAGTCCAGTACGAGACGCAAAAACAATAATATCCCCAGTATCCGGCGCTGGTTGGGAAACAGTGAAACTCGACGCACCATGACTGTAGCACCCTATAGCTCCATCCACTGTAGTTACAGACCAAGTAGACGGATTTCCACCGTTATCCTCAGTTGAGAATAGCCCAATGAATTTACTGAGGTACAAGGTATCTCGAAGAACAAAGCAATTCGTCAGGATGTTACCATCGCGCTCACTCTGGACCTGTACATACCCACTGACATAATTGAATGTCTCAGGATCATCTATATTGGAGACGAGGGCGCGCTCTGAATCACCAGAGAAGCTACCTACAAGTATCAATCGACCTCGATACTTGGTCATAGCTGCTCCAGCAGGAATTACCTCCAGAAGATCAAATAGGTAATCAGCAGAAGCCACAAGATCAGTATCTTCAAAATCAACAGTTGTTGTAGTTGTTGTATTATCAGGTACGACTGGAAACGACCCAACTTTTTCAGGAAGGAAGAAAAATTCATTCTCATCAGCTCTCGTAGCAAGAATCAACCTCTTAATCACGCCAGCGCCCGCTGGAGCTAATGTCACGCTAGTTAGGTCAACCTTATGTGCCCCGTCAGCCGTCACTGTAGCAGGAGTAAATGCTCCATCCACCGTAAAGCTGCCAGTTACAGCACCTAGTGTCGAGGTATCCAGAGGAATTGAGAAATGGGTATCATCAATTTTGGTGATATGCCAGACGTCGTTAGCAATTGCCCAGGCCGAATTCCCTCCCAATATACTGTGAGATTCACCGCTTGTCATCCCATGTGCAGCACTCGTAGTGAATACAGTCGGTTTGGACGCTGTTGGTGTACAGGTGATGTTTACCTTAGGTCCAGGAGGAGTCCAGAATCCTGTATCAGTCTCAAATACTACTGCGAATTTGTGGACTCCTGTCGCTACTAGCCCAGCCGCTGAGGAATTAGTAGCTGCTAACAATCCTCCGCTCGTGACGGCAGGAGCCAGCCCTGCTGCGTCACGCACCGTTTTAGTCGCTGAATTAACGACTTTTAATCTGTGCAGCCTCGTCGCTCCAATACCTCCGTTAGGCGACAGATAGGTCCGATTTCCCATATTAATGGCTGCAAAGTCAGCGGCGCCTCCTACATGGAGGAGCGGAGTAGCTGCACTGTCGATGTAGAAGTCTCCGCTGTTATTCAGGATGAGAAGATTGGGACTAGACGCTGTACTTGTTTCCTGGTCATTCAGGGGAGTGGTCTCCATGAGGAAAAAACGGCGCACTCCTCCTGAATAACCCAGAGTAAGTGAGTTGACCAGCCCATCTCGTGATCTGATATGTCCGCTACTCGTAAAGGATATGTTCATGCACTGCTGTGCATAATCCGCTGGAATCTCATCCAGGCTCCCAAACGAATAGAGTCCACGAAATGTCTCTAGTTTGAGTCTTTTATCTTCCTTACCTGATACCATCTACTTTTATTTCCTGAAAGTTATTTTATATCTACTTAAAGGAACTGCTCAAAGATAGCGTAGAAAGGAACTCCTACTCCAGTCAGCCCTGCTGGCCACGCGGCAGCATCTGTCAGTGGAGTTCCAGCAGTGCTGTACGCCAGGATCTTTCCATCCTGAGCGTTGGTTCCATTTACATAGACTAGCTCATAGCCAGCCGTCCCTTGAATCAAGCACAACTTGGGAACTCGACTCGCTGCAATGACCAGCTGAGCAAAGTTGATGGTCACACCCGCTGCGGCGTAGTTACCAGTAGGTGTGAGGAGTCCAATGACATGGAGACGTTTTCCATCGCTCCACTGATCTTTGAGTGCTACGGCAATTGGCATGTCTTCTCCTTAATTTTTAGACAATCCTAGAATCTTTGTCGCCCTCTCCTACTTCTCCAGCTAAATGGGAGCTTTCGAGCGGGTAGTGTTTGTTGCGATTTAACCTGAGTACGGACGATCTTACTCAAATTCTCCTCAGCTAATCCCGCCCAGAACTGCCCAGATTCAAAGTCATGCACGCTCATACAAGCTAATGATGCAATCTTAGGACCGAGGTAGGATTCAGAAGTTACAACAGGCAACGCGTCTGAAACGAGGGTCGGCGCTGTCAATCTCTTGTTGTAATACACTATAACTCGTCTGTCAGCATTAGCAGGGAGGAATAGAAGCTTTTCCTCACGCCAACACCATATCCTCAGAGTATCAGTGGACATCCAATCAGGGATGAAATCCTTCTCAGTCATCGGAATGGCCTGATCGGGAGACTCACCTGCTCCATACTCCTTTATTTTGAGTATGGTGACGATATCTTTGGGTTGATTTACTCCCAGATCCGTCGCACCAGCATTAACTAAGAAGGATGCACTAGCCTCGTGGATAACGAAAACACCGTTAAGGACTAGCTTCGTCTCCATTTCTACGTGAGCCTGGTAGAATTTGGGCATGAGGGTCAGATCTCCCCAAACCGTCATGACATCATCATTCAGCATGGATCGAGCTATATTGAGAGCATCCTTGACTAATGCCATTATGGCCTCACTTGTGGCCGCTGCTGTCCACGTTGAGCAGCTACGACCTGAGCAAAGGACTCAGTCGCCTTCTGAGCCATGAATCCAGCAGCCTCGATGTTCCCCACCGAGCCGTGAGTCAATGCAGCTGCCCTCGCTGCGAGATAAAGCTCACCAAAGAGGATGCCAATTTGATCTCCTGCAGCCGTAGGAATAGTGATTAACTTACGATAGTAGATAACCACTTTTCTATCAGCGGTGGCACCGATGAATTCAATCGCCTCTCCTCTCCACGCCCAGTATTTGAGCGTAGCTGCTGGAGCAATCGTAGGGAGGTAATATGCCTCTGTCATGTCAACAGCATCAGACAGAGTCTCCACTGTATTGGCATATTCCACCAGCTTGAAAGGAGTCAACATGTCAACAGGAGACGTAATGATCTTAGCTCCAGTTAAAACGCTGATTGCAGGAGATTGAGCACGGACGACAGGAGATCCCACCTCCCACAGCTTGGCTTGAAGCTCTCGATGAGCCTCCTGCATCTTCGGGATCAGTGAAGCATCACTCCAGACAGCTGAAACATCGTCATTTAGTAAGGTTCGGGCTGTATTAAGAGCAACGCTAAGTAGCGCCATAATCTACCTCGCTCTGTTTACTACTGCTTTGAGATCAATATCTGCTGCAAATTTCATCTGAGAGTATTTATCCTCATCTAAGACAAATTTGCAGTAACGACAAACTACAGCTGTTTTCAAGACATCAGATCCGCAGGCAGGACAGATTGATGTTTCAGCTATGACTGAATTCTTCGGATCAACGAAAATCCACTGGCGATTCTGCTTGTTAGTTGGGTCGATAGATCGAGCAGCATACCTCTGAGTGTCTGAGATGGTCTGATGCTGACGGCTACGCTCCCAATCGTCATCCCCAAGTCGGACAAGAGATATGAACCACTCTGCTTGAATCTTTTTGATCTCTTCCAACTTAGCTGATGCTTCTTTATCCTTGCGGATAAGCTCCGCAGTCCATTCTCCAGGTAGCCAGAACAGGCCCGGATGCCTTGTAGGTCCTGACTCTAACTGAGCTGAGTTGTAATCGGATACAATGGCACGACACACATCATAGGAAGGGTCGAGAACCCTTAAATTGCCTCGCTCAGCATCAATGTATACGAAATGGAAAGATTCTCCAATAGGTATACATACTGGATTATTCTCATCGAAGCATGGCTCAATGTGGAAGGTTCCAGGGAACAGTCCAGGCTTAAACTCACGGATCGGAAATGGAACGATCGAGACGAGAGTACTGATTATCCCCTTACCCTCGCCTACTGTGAAATTCATTTCTTTCATAATTTTATCACGGCCTCTTTCGAGTGAAGTCTATGGCCTATCCACGAGCGCCCTTGGTCTTCTAGGACCATTTTATTGAATTCTATTTCTTTATTCAGCGCAGTTTCTTCCTCTGAGCGGAGCAGGGCGGCCCTGTGCCCTGGGAGTTGAGGATGAAGTATGGTGTCAATAACCTTGTCAACAAACTCCTCAACTACTGGAAGAGCATTGCCTGCAGCATCTTGGAAGACGTAAATAGGCTCATAGGAACCTTCGGAACTATCAGGAATATCAGGAGTATAGGCATAGGCAGGTGGAATCCATCTCTCCAATACCCATTTTCCTTTAAGATAGTTGTACTTGGGAACCTCTCTTACTCCTACAAACTCACGGAGGAATATCTTCCCATAGAACTCTTGATAGACCCCAAATCGCTTCTCTAGCTGTCTATCACTGAAAACAAGGCGAAAGAATGGTAATCCTACGAGATTTGATCCGTAGTGAAGTCTCAATCTTGCGTTGACTTGGTTTATATCCATTCTTTTTATTTCAGCCAAGGGGAATCGTTCACTCTACGAACGATCCCCCTAGCTTCTCATCAAATCTTTACTTCACCTCAAGCTCTAAGTCTCTTCCTATATGCAAGGAGAACAGTAGCAATGGAGCCCAGCAGAATCCACGCTGATGGCTCAGGCACTGCTGGAATAGCAGGCTGAGCGACAAGATAGAAACTGTCTGGTCCATCAGTAGCGCCGCTGAACTGGGCACGGAAAGCCAATCTGTCTCCAGCATTGACCCCGGTCAGGTTGAACCCAGAGATAAGATAGTCACCCATACCATTGCCAGGACGTATATCTGGCATGGCTATCGGTCCGTCCAGGTGAGCAATTACTGACAGAGTAGTCAGATCCAACAGCTGGAACGACAATAGCTGCATGATGGTTGGCGGGTTGCCTCCCTCGGCGCTATTGACATCGACAGCCACCCCGAATGTGAAAAGATTGCCCAACACACCTTCTATCTCTCCAGCGGTGTAGTTGTTGGGCAAAGCATCTTCGACACCATCACCCAATGTAGCGAACAGATTGGTCGAAAACAGAGTCAGCTGTTCGGTATGACCAGTGGTATCAAAGTTGTTATACCCGAAGGTCGCAGGATTGTGCGCCTGTGTCGTGCCACAGATGATACAGGGCGTACTTGCACTCTGTGGCACCGGGTTCTGCAGGACACTGAAGGTCAGCAGGTCTGCATTAGCAACCCCTACTGCCAGTGAAATCAACGTCAAGAACAGTTTCATTCGTTTTCTCCGGATTTATTTTTCAAACATCTCATCAAACATCTCAAGGGGCCAGTAACTTTCTGACCCCCCGACTCCCAGCTCTAGTAGCCGCTAGGAACAGTCAAAGCATCAATATAAACACCACCAGCTGGGTTGTTCATAAAGATGTTGAAAGCAGCAACGATGTAGAAGATGTTGCTCGTCGCTACACCACCAGATACTCCACGAACCTCGAAGATATAGTCTGACTTACCTTCAGGCTTGTAGAACCCGGCTGCCTTCATTTCCCCTCTGCCCCATACGTCGAGGCTGACGAAATCAATACGGGTCTTGTCCCAGGAGAAGGACTTCTTCACCTGAGTACCTGCCATCTGCATGGCACCACCGTAGTAAAGATCCAGTCCCTTTCCTTCTCCAGGATTCTGATTGATCTGGGTCATCAAAATGCCCAGACCTTCATAGACCTGGATCTGACAGGGGTGCATCCACGCTTGCATCCGACCCACATTGTCGATCCCGATGCGATCCCCGACTTTATTCATGGCCAATCGAGGAAGAGGCAGGGTCAGCGCTGCGTTATTTCCGGAGACTCGCGAGGCCCGAATTTCTGGGGTCGTCGCACGGTTCATTCCCATCCAGCTACCTGTTGAGGCATTGTTGTGGTGGTAAGGAACGCCCAGCAGAGATACTGGAGGAGTGGCGCTTAACCCCTGGGATACGATAAGGTCGCCAGGGACCGCCGGGCCTGCAACGGTTGGGACACCAATCTGTTTGTTGACAAGGTCATAAAAGCTGATCTTCTTTTCAGCGCCAACCGTCCTGTTCGTCGTAAGCGTGGAATTATACACGTTGATCGTTTGACCATAGCGCAGAAGCCTCGCTCCAAATCCGTCAGTTCCCAACGTGAATGTGTCAACGCCACCAGCGTTGCTGACCGCTGAGATAGTGCCAAGCACACCATTCCCAGGAGTCATGCACAGGCTGTCCACATAGCGCCGGAACTCTGCCATCGACTTGGCCAAAATGTTCCTGAAGCTGTTCAAAACAGCCTTTCTACGATCATCGGTGACCCACTGGGACAGCGTTGTGACTTCAACGCCATGCTTGAGGAATACGGGAGCAATGGTCGCCTTATCGAAGGTCGGCGCATCGCCACGCCCCAGATCGCCTCCGTCTGGATCAAAGTGACCTGAGTTACCACCCGGACGAATCTCCAGGGGAATCCTCATATCACGGTTAGATACCACTTCTACTGGCCGCTTTTCCAGCGCCGCGTAGAACAGCCCCTCACGATCGAACAGTGTAGGGACTTTGGGGAGAACTCTTTCAAGTTCTAGCGCAACTACCTGCTGCTCTGTTTGTGCCACGTGCTTACCTCTTTATTTTTCATTTTTTCTTGAGAGTTACTTTGTCATTAAGGATATCCATATCAGATGTCTTTCTCCAGTCTACTTCCTGTGCAGAAGGTGCTCTTCCACCTGCCTTGCCCATTTGAGTATTCTGTGATCCCTGGATCTCCCTACGATCAAGCGATTTGGTCGCCCTCTCATCCTTTTTACCGATCCGCTCTTCCTGGTCGATTTGGGCTTGTTGACGAATTCTCGCTCTAATCGCTGGCATAATAGCTCTGGCACGTGACATGTACGTGGATAATATCCTGTCTTTCCAGTTTCCAGCAAAGCCAGCCTTGTGGGCGTGTCGCCACATGGAATTGATAGTATCCATGTGCACCCTATCAGCTTCTAGTGTACCTCCAATCTCATTTAGGATCTCCTTTACGAGAAGCTGGGTCGTAAAGTCATTGAAAACGCCATTGGGGTCCAGACCTTTCTTTATTTCAGAACTTAGTCTGGTATAGGCCGTGGCGCTCACGTATTGCTTTGAATCATTATAGCGTTGAGTGTAAAACTGCTCTTTCTCCTGCTCGTATTTGAGATCTTTCTTAGCTTCAGGCTCGGCGACTTGAGTTGTTTTCTCTCCAGTTGCAAATCCTACGTCGCCAAGTGCCCACCGTGCGATATGCAACGCCGCATTCTGTAGATTCTCATCGCCACTCTGCTGCGCTGCTTTATAAGCGTTTCTCAGCAAAGATTCTGCTATCGGCGTTGTGACAGCAAAATAGGTATCTTTGTCAGTTTTGTACAATCCTGGGAGGAAGTTAGTAGCGAAACTAGTCAAATTATTAACTTGCTTGATTCCATTCAGGAATTCGCTAAAATCCTCAACTCTACCAGATTTGATTAGATTTGAAAAGTGCTCGAAGTCTTGAGACTGCTCCTGAGCCTCTCTAGCGTCGTCAATCGTAGGAAATAAAGTGGTGTATTCCTGCTCACGGAAGAGCATATGACGCATTTCAGGGAAATCTTTGAAGAAATTGGGATATTTTGACTTGATTTCAGTCAGGGTTGGTCTGGCGTGCTCTCCGGCTCTTTCTTCTTTATCTTCTCTTCCCTTTTCTTCCTCTTTTCCCTCTTCTCCGTCTTCCTTTTTACCTTCTCCATCTCCTTCAATTTCTTCTTTATCCTCTCCTTCAACTTTTACTCCCTTTTCTTCTCCTTCTTCAGTCTCTAAATTCCCAGATTTGTCCTTAACCTCAACGTCTTCATCAGCGTTGAGGATCTCCATATCAGCCCGAAGCTGTTCTTTCTGGTCAATCGTCCTGTCGGTGGACTCATTAGTTGGCGACATTTTCTATCCTTATTTTTTATCGGCTTTTCTTAGCCTATTGGCGTAATGTACAGAGATCCGATCTTGTCTGCTGGGTCTCCCAGCTCATCCTTGGGACGCATCAGAGGGTTGACAGCACGGTCGATGGATCTGATGACTGCTATCTTCGTTCCGGCTGGACAATTGACAGCGAGGTACATCCCCGCCGCGAGGAAGAAATCAGTCAGTTTAGCAGTGGGATTCTCTCCTGCTACGACATGACAGTCCTTAGTTGCAAAGAGCAGAACTGCCCAAGCGCCGATGACTTCGACAGTCGCAACTGACTTGTCCTGAAAGTCAATCCTCTGAGTGCCTTCAGTATCGAGGTTGTATACGTTGCCTCCGAATATCATCTTTTACTCCTTTTATTTTTCAGACGACTGATTTTTCTGGTTGAGGTCGAGGCGGCGCTGGCGCACCTTTCACTCTCTGTGGGCCCATTCCAGGTCCCCCTGGTCCTTGTCCTCCAGGCGGAGGGGGGCCCTGCATCATATCCTTCAGGCGTTCCTGCGCCTGAAGTTGCTTATGCGCCATCAAATGAGCAAGGCAATTAGCATAAGCTGGCGGATTGTTCTCTTTCAGGTCCTGTCCTGTATCACCAGATAGAAAATCGACCAGCACATCAATATGAATCTCATGATCGTCCAGATCAGGCTCAACAGCCACGCTGGATGACATCTGTCCCGTAGCATCCTCAACAGGTTCCATCCCAATAAGTGTAAGAATTTCTGATACCTGCTTATTCCGCTGGATATCAGAGGGTATGATAAACTCTCTCAGTCCTGTATACTGCTTAACAAGGCCAGCATTCTCGGGGCTAAGGATAACTTCGTCAATTTGAGGCTTATTCAACTGGAGTAGACTCATTAGCCTCTGTGCTTTCTGAGCAAAGCTGACCGGGAAGTCTGTACTTACTTCTGGGTCGAGTCTATCGAAGGAGCCCTTCATGTCAGCCTGACGAATCCATTTAGTCTGGAACATGCCATTGCTAGCATCTTTCGAGGTAATTGGCTCGTCTTCGATCTGGTGAGCAATGAAAGACTGGAGCGCCTTGTGCATAGTCTCTCCCCACCATACATTGATGAAATACCAAACTATCGAGAGGCGTTGGAGGGCAAAAGACCTACTCTTTTCATATTCTCCAAGCGTCTTAGATCCTCCAGAACTTGCTCCTCCGTAGATGGATGGCACATCTCCAACAACAAATTGTGCGTCTTGTTCAAGTGATCGCTTAAAATCTGTAGCCTCCTTAGCAAGAGTAGACGTTCGTTCCGTGTAGAAGGCGTCAGAGATGGATTGGCCAGGTCGCGGAGTAACTGGGTAGACAAATCCTGGACTAATTTCTTGTCTTGACTGGCCGTCAAAATCATAGACTTCAGTATCAGCGTAAGTTGCCGGAACTCCATATTCCACCTGCATGACCATGAGATTTTCAAGATTATTTGTTAGCTCCTGAATGGGAACTAATGACTGGAGGAGAGGATCGGCGTGCACACCCTTAGACGGCCCCGCCTTAGTGATCGTCCAATGCTTATCCATACTTTCGTTTCGGAGCTCACAGACTACTTCTCCGATAACAGAAGTGTATAACCCGGTGGTGAATTTACTCTTTAGCCAATCTACAGCTTCATTATGAGCTTCGTCCAAAGCATTCAGCATCCAAGGTCTGAACCAGACTCTTTTCTGCGTGGCCAGACGGACAGTAGCCTGATAGCCTTCCATGCTCAGTGCAGACTGACGCATCATGCGTCCGTAATCTTGCCCTGGATCTATGTCAATATCCTCAGCGACATCTGGGAAGGCATCCTTGAACATTGCAGGGTGAGCGTCAACGTAATGGATGAGATAGCCTGCATCAGCCTGTTTGCTTACGTATGAGGGAACTCGAACATTAAGAGCGCCGTATATCTCAACGATTTCCCTCCCTTTGGGGATCGGGCGCTCTCCAGACATAAATGGAACCATCTCTTGAATCCCAGGGACAGTTTCCATCGGGCTGCCACATTGAGGGCATGTCTGAGAATTCTGCTGTGGCTGATCCAAGGAGCCCATCCCCGCTACCTGTCCGCCAACTTCTTGATGAGGAGAATTATTGGACTGTAGATCAGGAACGGGCTCCTGGTATCCACAGTTCTGACAAGAGAGCATATCCGGAGTGGTCTGCTCCATCCTTGTCGAGTACTGTGGAATGTTTACCTTACCGAAGCTCTCGTCTTTTTTATTGTACGTGTAGGACGTGACGAAGCCTTCATTGGCAAGGAAGAATAGAGCGTTGATGATAAGTAGTTTGGCCCTATTCCATTTCTCGATAAGCTCAACGCAATTGTCAGCGGCCTCGACTGCTCTTCGATCGTTTGGATCCTGAGCATCCCTTGGTCCAAACTGGACGGTAGGAATGTCTGCCGATAAAGCCGCGATGATCGACTCCCCGTGCGCTTTATAGATATTGATGACATAATTGTAGATGAGTTCATGCTCTTCTCTGCTCTGAATTTCCTGAAACTGGTCATGCGTGGGGATACGCCAATCCATATCAGCGTCCGACCAGAATAAATATTGGAAACCATGCCAGAACAGATTATTCCTCTTGTACTGTTTCATCTGCTGAAGACGGATGAATTCATCTTCCTGCTCGGCTAGTGTAAGCAGAGCAAGAATAGCAGACTTCACATTCTCATCGAGCTTCGTTACGTCAGTAAGGTCGGGCATTCTTCTTTTTCTTCGACTTTGATTTGGCAAAGCTCTTGCTAGCAAAGCCGCTGCTCGGCGCCGCTCCGCTGCTCAACGCCGCTCCACTCGAAGAGGGACGAGGGGCGCTGGCGAAGTTTGACTTGACGCTGTGAGGAGTCTTATCTAAGAAGTCCTGGGCAACGCTCGGCTGAATGCCACCGACGCCTCCCATCTTAGCAGCCTGCATCAACCTAAATTGTTTCGCTGATTTGACTGGCATTGAAATCTTTCTCCAATTCTTTGATATCCTCTGCTTCCTGATCCGCAAACAGACGCCCCTGCTTGTCTAGAAGCACAGATCCAGCCTTCTCATTTATGCCTTGCCAATACTTCAGTTTAGCATCGTCTGGTTTCTTCAAATGGGCTCTTTCAAGCTCCTGTTTCAATCGAGGCCAACTCTTAACTGGTAGATTTGTCGTCTGACCCTGTAAGTCATTGGCTCGGATACCTTGATTAGCTGACAACAGCGGAGCATTCAATCGGACTGCCTGAAATAACTTTTCATGCAGCATCGCATTCTCTGCTCGAAGTTGAACAATCTCATCCTTAAGGTCGGAGATATGATACTGGAGTAAGTTGATCGACTTTACGTGAGCCTCGCAAGTCTGACATACTTTAACTTTGGGCTCGAATTTAAAAAGGTCTTGAATGAATTCCAGCACGGTGAAACTTCCTTATTCCTAGTTGTTTCCTCTGGCTAGCCTCAAAGCGCTCCATTTGTCTATGGAGGGTGTTGTAATCCCCCGTCGCTTTGAACTGATTAACGATGCTTTCCCTACGTTCAATTTGTTCCGACTCCTTTTCTGACATCTTGTAGTAGCGATCGACAGCCTTGATAAGATATTTTCCGCCATCGTAGGGGTCGTCACCATCGAACTCGGCAACATCTTCCTTGTCTTTTTTGGAATTGATGCCATCAGTGTTGTATACACAGAGTGGTATACATTTAATAAATTCCGGCGCCGTTCCGAATTCTTCGACAGGATTGCTACCAAAGACTTGGAGTTTTGGCAGATTCTTCTCTTCCTCTTCAGGTACGAACCTGTCAACGTAGTGGTTGTACGCATCGGTTCCTTTATTCCGTCGGATATACTCAGCGAAGTCAACATCGAATCCTACCTCAGGGACCACCCTTGGTGGCCTCGCTCTCCAGCGCAGGTACTCCTGCATGAGAGTCTTTCCGCCCAGCCGATCATTGTCTGCCCTCCTGTAACTGATTCCACTAACATCGCATAGCTGCTGCGCTACTGTTTTATCAACTCCTGTATTCTGCCAAGCTGACGGATCAAGAACAGCATCGCGGAGGTTATCCCCTTGAGACAAGCGACCAACATCCGCTCCCCAAGACGAAATCTTCGTCTGCTTACATGCATATTCCCGGTAGATATATGCACGACCCGTCGGCGCTGCAGCAGCCCATCCAGTCCACGCCATTGCTGAGTATCCCCAGTCTGTGGCAACGATACGTGGCCAATACTCGGGAATGGAGAATGCAGGGATGACATGCCTTGCATTAGACGGCTCATCGCCGAAGGGCTCGACTCTCCAGTCGTCAAATACTTGTCCAGAGAATGTCCACCAGTCACCGTATAGTTTCGCACGTTTCTCAGCCTCGGGTAGCATCTCCAAGCGACGCACATATTCCGGGTCAGCTTTCATGAGATGTTTGTTGTCTGTTGCAAGACTCTGGATGAAGATTCTTTTCTGACCACTACGTTTATCTCTAATAATTGTCCCGTATGGAGCTGGCTCAACAAATTTAGCTCTGACCCAACCATGTCCAATATTTCCGGGATTTGAAGCACTTCTGACGATAGCAGGAAGATTTGAGTCTGAGGTGCGGCATCGAGAGTAACTGAGATAGCTATACTGAAACTCTGTAAACGACGTAAGCTCATCCCATCCAATGTAGTTGTATTCGGTGGTGTCATATTGTCGGATATCCTGTTCATGCTGTGCATACCCAAAGTCTAATATAGCTCCACTCGGCCAGCGCCATCTTCTCAGCTGACGATTGTATTCAGCGCCAGTATGTGGGTACCACTCCTGAGATCTTAAGATCAGGGACTTCTCAAGCTCAGGGAAGGTACGCCTCATCAGGAGCCCCTTGAATCTCGGCGCCTGATAGAATCCCCTAATGATGGGCAGCATGAAGAGGAGTTCTGATTTTCCCCCTCCTGCTGCCCCACCGTAGAATCCCTCACCAACGCTATCAGGAATACTCGCGAACTCTTCCTGACGCTTCGTTGGTTCCCAGATTATATCAGCCATCTTCAGATCTGAGCAGGGGGCTTTTTGAGGCTGTCAGGAAGTTTATACCTGAAAGGCTCCTGTTCTTGCTCTTCAGTCCCCTCGTCACTAAGAGGTCGGTTGATTTGGAGGTCTGACTCATAAGTCCGCTCAGCAAACCGCTCTATTGGTGTCTCAGGAGAGTTATCCAAGACGTCAGTCTGAAGAGCGACACGAGGGACAGGATCATCAGCGCCATGCCCTCCCAGCTGTCCTTCATCCTTCATCTTGTTGATTAGGAATGTCACGTCATCAACAACACTGAGGACTCCTACGACAGGTTCGCCTGAGCACATGAGAATTGCCTGAGCAATGAAGACGATACAGCTGAGCTTGTCAGCGCCTGTCTTCGGCTGTCCGGGGCGTACTGCATAGAGAACCTCGAATTCCTGCAAGATAGCAGGTAGTGTCTTTTCGAGTATTTGATTCATTCTATTCTCCTTTCTCTTCAGAGGGCCCCTCTGGACGGAGGCACCCCTTCCCAAGGAAGCCAAGGGACCCTCTGAGGAGAACTTGTTAAGACTTCGGTTGAGGGGTCGGTGGTAAACTGTGATCTGGTTTGACTGGTTGAGGTGGCCAGATATCAGTCGCACCAACTACCAGCCAACGATAGCCTACTCCGACAACCCAGACTAATATCAACGCCTTGCCAGCTACTCCAGTGCCGGGAGGCAACGGAGGCCAGATAGTTGCAGGAGGCATGGGGAGTGTATTGTCTACTCCCGGCTGAGATCCGGGAAGCCCCTGATCGGGACGGTTGCCAGAAGGCGGCAACCCCTGATCGGGACGTGGGGGATATATTACAATGGGATGTGAGGGAAGATTGGGACGGCTGGGAGGCCATGTCCCGACGGGAGGATTCGGCCATACTCCGGGAGGCAATGGGGGGAGGGTAGCTGGAGGCCAGACGTGATCTCCACCTACTCCATATCCAGGGTCAACTGGTGCTTCCCAATCGGGCAAGCCTTGATCAGGATGACCACCATGAACTGGCGTGATTCGTGCAAAGTATCCACTCATCTTATTTGATTCTCCTTGAAACTTCTAAAACAACAAACTCAAGACCCATGCTGCAAGTCCAGCGGCAATCAGGTTTATTCGAGGGTGCGCTACCCCAACTCCAGCTAGGACGAACAACACAAATGCTAAGACCAGAAGGACTAACTTGACGGGTGCCATTTCATTCTCCTTCTAGATTCTATTCGTTCATAGTATGAACGATTGCTGAGTCATGGAGTGCTAACCGTGTTGATATCTCTTCTTCCCCAAGCACTTTTGCAGCAAACCTCCACGTATCAGCGGCGAGGTACCATCCTGCTTCCTCGAAAACCTCCGCCTTCGCTATCGCAATCTCCTGTGCTAGGAAGCGTTCGAGTGGAGTGTCAGGAGCATGGTCGCGCATGTGGTCAATTGCTGAGTTCACCCGTGCTAGACAATCCTCTGCTGGACTAAGTATCGTGCTTTTACTCATACGTCGACCACCTTGAATTGACTCTCCTTCTTTGATTCAGGAGCATAGATAATTAAATTAACGGGAGGTGCGCTGGTCTGCTGAGTCGAAGTCAATGAGCTGAAGACAGATGCCATGTCCTTAGAGAAT